GACAGGCATAAAGTCTGTAGTTAAAAAGTTCTGAACCTCTGAAGTTGTCAGTGAATACATATACTTTAAATAATAATTTGCATCATGCCAGAATGGCCCAGTTTGTTCTGAAGTTGGTTCTGCACCAGAAATATTTGTTGCACCTGTTTGAGTTGGGTCACCATTGTATAATACTTTGTATACACGGTACGCAGATGTCATAAAGTAATACGTTGAGTCATAAACTGAAATCGCACCACTTGATGTTGTTGTTTTTGATGGGTAGTTACCTGTAGTTGTTGTTCCAGAAACATCGTGACGATACATATCAAATGCAGAAGTCGTTGCATAATTCCTACGAGGAATTGCAAAAGTTGTATTAGTAGTACCAATCAATTTTGCGGCAAGCATATCATCCCAATAATATGATTCTGGTGCAACACTATCTACAGGAGCAGGGGGAAGACTATCTGAAGTCGCACCCTCTGATGTCCAAGGTTGTGATTTGCCCACGAACATATAATACTTGTCTGTACCAAAAGACGCCTTAAACGAATTTGCACTAGACTGTCTGAACTTTTCTGTAATAATCGCTGCCATTGTTTTTTCCTATAATCTTATTTATTATGCACCTAGTTCCTTGACTTTTGCATCAAACTCTGTTTTAGTTGGTTTGGTTTTATTTTCATCTTTCCATTCTAAATCAGAATATTCCCAACCCCTTAAAATCCATAATGCGTTTGGAACTAATTCATTTAGTACTTTAATTGCAAGGTCGTGTTTTGTCATGTCTTCTAAAGATTCAATGTTTGCCATGATTATCTCCCTAAGTAAACGATTGACCAATGTGAGTGATTAACACCATAGATATTTGCAGAACCAGATGCATTTGCACAAATCTGTGGTCTAATTACCATATCTTTTTGAAAGAAGTTACATATTGTACAATGCATTGCACCAGCAATACCATTACCAGCTAATAATCTATTAAATCCAATAGACTGATTTCCTCTTGCAAGGTTATTTGAGTTTGTAAAATCTGTATAACTTGCAAGGCCTTCAAACTGTGTGCCAAATGCACCACCACTTGGGCCAACATATGCAAACCCATCATTTGCGAAACTGTTTGGACTTTGAATATTAAAAGTTGCGTCAAAATGAAAAGTTAATTGTGTATTTACTAGATATGAAAATGACATAAAATAAATTCCAGTATAAGGAATTTTATAATAACATTGTCCAGGCGTACTACTTGTTACTGCACCAGTAGTATTCTGTCCGTAAACTCCGTTATAAGGTGGGTGAGTTTGTTGACCAGTTGTCGCAGTATAGTTTGATACACTACTACCAGTAAAGTTGTGAGTATAACTTCCCCATGTACTTCTGAAGTTAACTTGTGGTCTTAGTTGACCACCGACTTTTAGATGAGCACCAGCACCATCAAAACTAGAAGCTGAAATATTTAAGTTACCATTTAAGGTTGATTCACCAGTAACAGTAAGAGTTCCACCAGCTGCAAGGTTTCCAGCAATAGTTGGATTGTTTTCTATTTTTGCACCAGTAATGGCATCATCAGCAATATTCGCAGTTGCAATAGTTCCATCAGCTATCTTTGCACTTGTAACAGCATCATTTGGTAACTTTGCTGTAGTGATAGCATCATCTGCAATGTCGGCAGTGGCAATCGCACCGTCTAATACTGCACTAGATTTGATTGTATCAATTGCCATTGTCTACCCCTTATGCGACTGTAGCGCCATTGTTGGAAAGAACTGCCCATCCACCAGTTGTATTATAAATCAATACTACACTATCACCTACGTCATTGAATGTGATTGTTGTACCACCGGCTAAAGTTGCTGGAGTAAGTGTAGCATCACCACCATCTGTAACCATTGAAATAGTTTTAAGTTGTCCGTTACTTCCGTTTGCAAGTGAGAATGCCTGAGCACCAGTTGTTACAATTGCAGAGTGTAATACGTCAAGTGACAATGCAACAGAAGAACCAGCACCGTTTGCAGTTTCGGTTTCTGCGATAGTTCTTGAACCACTTAACAATACGTCTGGAGCGCTTCTTGCATTTCCAGATGCACTTGCAACTGGTAACATAAAGTATCCACTATCACCAGCAGAGTGAGGTTGTGACATTAAAGTTTGACCATGAGTATTTTGTTCACAGTTAAGTCTAATCGCACCTTGGTTATTTGCACCACCAGTTGAACGAATTGCAACATGACCAGTTCCTTTTGGAAGTAATGCAAGGTCTACATTAGTTTCACCAGATGCACCAATAATTGGAGCAGTTGATGTACCAGCAGAAGCTGCACCACCAGTAGCTGCGTTGGTGATTTCAATTTCGTTTACTGCACTTGCAGTTGTTTGGAAGATGATTTGTTCAGCACCGTTTGCGTCTGCAATAAAACCAGCGTCTGCAATCTTAGGTGCAGTCAATGTTTTATTTGTAAGGGTTTCTGTTCCAGTAACAAGAGATACAGTACCAGTTGCATCAGGCAACGTAATAGTTTTATCAGAACTTGTTGGGTCTGTAACGGTAAGAGTGGTTTCATATGCGTCAGCAGTAGCACCTTCAAATACGAGAGTAAAGTTACCACTTAGTGAACTTGAAACAGTTGCACCATTGATAGTTGGTGAAGTTAAAGTTTTGTTAGTAAGAGTGTCGGTTGTCGCCCTTCCTACAATTGTGTCAGTTCCAGTTGGAAATGTCAGATTAGATAGTGTAGAACCATTACCTAGTTTGCTATATAACTCTACAAAATTGTCATTAATCTTGTCTCCACCAGTTCTGAGGTCATCACCAGTACCGTCATTAGCGGAAGAACCAAGACCAAGTTGTTGATACGCCATTTTAGTTTTCTCCTGTTAGAATCTTTCTATTATTTATAAGGGTGTTTACCCTATATCAAAAGTTTTGTTTGTGTTATCAAATGTAAATCCACTTGCTGAGAACCTTTCTAGAATTGATGTGTTATCAAATTTGAGATTGGTCTTATCAAATGTCGCAAACTCATCATCAAATCTTGGTATGGTTGAACCAAAGTTTACCGAAGACTGTTCATCAAACTTATTTATACCACTGTCAAATGATATGTTTGTATCACTAAAGTCTGCTTTATAATTACCAACTATATCCCTTGGCACTGCATCTCCACCAGAACCATCGAACTTAACAGAAGTACTGTCAAACTTAATTCCAGTATCACTCATCAATGTGGTCAGAGTAGTCTCATCGAATCTTTCAGTGGTTGTATCAAACGTAATGAAAGTATTATCAAACGCATTTATTCTTGCACCACCAGAGATTTTTATTTCGCCTGGCGGTGGTACATTAATTCGTGTAGAGAATGCAGCTTGTGGAATATTACCGTTTGAGTCTGCAACCTCATTAATTCTAAATCTACCGAATTGTTCTATATTGTAATATGCTCTATCATTATTACCAGACCTTGCTTTTCTTCTAAAGTCTGGATAGTTTGCAAGTTCTGAATCTGTTAACATTGGTTCGACAGCAAACGCATACTTGGGAAGATTGTCTAAAGTTGAACCACCGTGTGCTATGCCTGCACCACGAACCACACCAACACCTATTGTATTAATTCTTGTTAAAGTAAGGTCACGTTCATTGTTTGAAAGGATTGCATCAGACCCAATCGAAGGTGTTGCACGAACCGAAGTTCCATCATCCACCGTACCAAGTCTTCTTCCAAAGATAGTAGTAAATGCAGTATTAAGAAGAGATGCAAGTTCTGGTGTGAATGTTCCTTCTGGTACACTAAGGTCACCGGCAGTAAACGCATTGATACCAGCAGTCACCGAAGACACAATTGAAACTTCACCAAAGACTGCCCAACCAGCAGGATGGACTGTTCTCTTAATTGCGTTTCTCCAAGTGTTAATTGATTCACCAACTCTTACCACATATGAATAGTCTTGGTAATAGTTGGAGTCTTGAATTCTCATAACATCAGATGAAACCTTACCACGTTCAGATAAGAACTCACCACTTGTTGTTGCTACTGTGCCAATAGAAGGTGTAATAGTTGCAAAATCAATTTGTACAATAGTTGCACTTGCACCGGCAGTTGTAACCGTATTACCATTTGATAAGTTTGCAGTAGTGTTTAATGAGAGTAATTGTCTTGCACTATCAAATGCAGTGACCGTACCTGTGTGCGATGTTAATGCATCTCCGATAGAAAATGTTCCTGTAATGTCTTTAATGACAGCGTGTCTAAATGCAGTAAAGGTTGGCGCAGAAGAATAATTGAAACCGAAGTTTGTTATCTCAATATCTTTAATAGAACCAATACCACCAGTTGAAATTGGTAAGACTTTACCACCACTACCAGAAGACGAACTAATACTTGAAACTGTTGGAAGTTTTGTATAACCAAAACCACCATTGATTAATCGGACATCCGTAATAGAACCCTTTTCTGAACTGACACCCAAATCAACAAAGGTCTGGTCTTCTAAAACTATCTTAGTTCCATGATAAGAATCGTTCATGAAAGTTTGAGTTTCATCTTCAAGAACAATATGGTCTGTTAATGACATTCCATATTCCGCAACGTCACCGGCCTCTGGTGCAACTGCACCACCAACAACTTTCACTTGGGCAGAAATCCCCACACCATCTGTTCCAGTATTATCAAAATTAATTGCATCACCAATTGCATAGTTTGAACCAGCATCATCAATTTCAATACTAGTAACTGAACCAGAACCAACGGTGTTAATTATTGCACTTGCAGTTTGTGACCCAGCAGATGCAATGTTTACTTGTTGACCGGCAGTATAATATTGACCCTCATCTGTAGAAGAAATATTTGCGTCTACAATAACAGATAGAATTGTTAAAGAAACGTCTTGGTCAGATACATTTGAAATACCTTGGATAGTTTCACCAGCAACAAATGTTCCTGTCTGCGTGTCTATGTCTAGTTCTATTTCAACAATATCAGTGAATGCTTCACGAATACCAATTGTCGATACAGGAATTGCAGTAGCACCAGAGGTAGTACCAGTAATTGTTTGTCCAATCAATTCTTCTGCGTTACCAGCAGTTTCGGTACAACGCATAATACGTCTGGTTGTCCAAGTACCATCAGATGCCTTAAGCATTTGTTCATTTGGATAAGAGATTGTTGCGTCATCATTGAATAGAAGTCTAAAGAATAACTCATGACCCTTTCGTGTACCCTTTGAAATATAAAGGTCACGAATATTTTTCGTAAGTTTTCTTTTGTCAACTCCTACTGCAAGATTGTCAACTATACCATCTAAGAAGGCATCTCTAAAATTATCAAGAAATTTAAATATAGTTGAGTCTACATTTGATAACTCAAGAAGTTGTTGAATGTTTTGTACAGGGTTTGCTTTATAGGTTTGGATTGTTCCAGATGAATTAGAAACAGAACCGTTGACAGTCTCACCTAAGATGAATTGATTTTGAGATGAGATAAACAAACGCTTATTGTCATCAACATCATCGACCAGAACTGTTGCAGTCGCACCAGATGTTAGTCCAGTAATTGTTTCTCCAACAACAAACTTGGCATCTGAATCTTCAAGAACAACATTATCACCATTTTCATCTAGGACGAAGTTTGTTGAAGTTGTTTCTTGAACAAGATAGTTATTGACCTCACTGAAAGTAACCTCTGCACTTTCAAGGAACTGATAGTATGTCCTAATGAATTGAGAAAATACAGGATGATCTGCTTGAATAAATTCAGGCAGTTGTGTTCTAATTAAAGGTGATAACTTATTCGTTAGCGTATTGTCATCATAGGACATTATTAGTACCCACTAGAACTTGAAGCGGATGTAGTTTCATATGTTGTTGTGGTTGTATAACCAACACCAGCAGACGCACCACCACCAGCAATTGTATCCTCATCTGAAGAAACAGTTGAATTAGCAAAGTCAATCTGTAGAATTTGATTTCTTACAGCAGCAACATCAGTTGAATTTGGTGTAACAACAATTCTAATTTTAGATGAAGTTGCACCATCGACATTTGAAACAGATGTAATATTAAATGCTGTCAA